CTATCTTATAAGAGTTTTAAAAACGTTTAATTAGTCACTTCAGGATCAGGTAAGCCATGAAGAAGACTATGGAGCGTGACCTCCTAAGTGCGGTAGCACCTACAAAAATGAAGAATAATTACAAAAATGCCAACAAAAGAATAAAAGTAATGGACAAAAATAATATCAAAAACAAACTTAAATTTAACCATAATCCACAGAAATAACAGCATCGATACCTCTACAAGAGTATGCATGACCCATCTCAGAATGTAAAATAACATCCAAGAGTTCATCCAACTCAGCTTGAGTAATCTTGTATCTACGAAGTAAAGCTTCATCTGGTATATAATAAGTATCCGCACCCCCACGCTCCTCAATATCACTGAAAATTTTACGGTTGTTTATAACGAATCTGTCACGAAATACATTATAAAACGAACAATTTCCAGCGTGTTTATAAGAGCGCGCTATTTCAGAGTTGCGGGTTTCAAAAATCGACTTGCTGAATTTACCTGGTAAATCACCTACACACGACCCAAATGAGCGCAAAGGGACTCCAAGGTTCAAAAATGGATGACACACTCCCTCCTCGTCGAAATAGGGGGAGTGTTTTAAAAATTGTGTATCTTCAGGAACTTCACAAAGTTGTAACTTTACTATGAAGCCTGCAGAAGCAGCGGAAGCTTCTATAACATCACTTATATTATCCGCATTTATTAATAATCTATTATTTAAAAGAGAGACGAAAATGAAAAGATTTGCTATGTTATTTATCATGGTGGTTAGCGACGAACCGGAAGGTAGCTTGTAAAAATCGGATTTCATCCGAATCTTGAAGTCAGAAAACTTCAACACAAGGTCCTTCTTCAGTTGTTTAAAAACACCATTAACATCAAAATAAAATCTATCATCAACACTCATAATATCATAGAGAACACTAAAAACGGGATCATAATTAGAACCATCACAACTAGAAATGTCCATGTTGTATACGTATAACTTATCTAAGAAAACAGATACACATGAATCATCGGAAAATTGTTGCATGACAATACCTCTATTATTTTGCCATAACAATTGAAAACACTTAACCAATGACTCATTACTAGAATCTTTTACAAAATCCAATCTATTATCTCCGTCAATTATAACATCCTGCATACATTTCTTAAGCGGAGGGATCATAAATGCCGCTCTAACACTACCTGGAGTGGTCAAATCTCCTATACCTCTTAAATATTTGTCTCTTTTGAGAAACTCGCCCTTCTTGCATTTGTAGTCGATAACTGTAACATAAGTATTGTCGACCATGTTGTGCTCGATTTGATTTCTAGCAATCTTTCTCAACTTCTTCTTGGGCATAGGAGTGTCGTACCACTCTTGTAACAGCTCCTCTCTATCGTATTGCGACAAAATATATCTGTATCTATTTTTCAAAATTGCAACTGCTTGTTCTAAGAGAGGGTTGTTCCGAATAAAATTATACTGATTCACTACCAATTCGTTGTGCAAATTATGTACTTCAGGCTTGCGAACAGCAGTAAGCCTTCTAACACATCCGAAAAGTCCCCTATCGTCAGCTTTCAAGGGGTAAAAATCGTTAACAAAAAGAGGTCCCCACACAGACCTATACTCTTTATTGTTAACAGGATTCTCTATTGGTGGTAATATAATATTATTTTCATCCATAACTACGTGTCTATTTTTACTATTGCGTACATATCTAAACCTGTGACTATCTAAAAATGGTTTTTCAAAAAGAGTAGGCACTGGGAGAGCCTTATAAAAACCGAAAAACTCTCCGTTGCCAAAGAGTCACCAGGAGTACGAAGGTATCTCTCTTCCTACACTAACACTAAACAAGCTTCTCTCATAATTAACAAGCATTATGTCTTGATAAATAGCGATAGCAGTTTGGTGTTGTAAATGCATTGGAAGCCAGGGATAACAGCGTGCAACATCACCGGTGATAAGATTAGATAAATAATTAGATGGTCTGTTAGATATTCGCAAAGTTCTAACACTTTGGAAAGCTGGTTGATAAACTTCTCTTGATATATAGGATCTAAAACCCATATTATAAAAAGCGTTATCAATTCTATTGTGCAATCTCAAAGCGTACGTAGTCATAGATAGTGAGTTCAATCCGCCGTGTACACTCTGGGTCCTATTATAATTAGCGACCGTCATGAAATCATAACAATCATAATATGAATTATAAAAGTATCTACGCATACGCTGGAAAAATGAACCATAATCTGAAGTGGTATATAAAATTCTCTCTTGTAAGAACTCCTCATAATTATTCTCATCAGGTAAATACTCAACATCCCTGAAATGACCTTCTGGATCATCGCCTTCATCGTTATTGTTGCCCAAAACCACAACCTCTAGCCCGGGGGCGTCTAACATGGGTTCGCGTGGCGCTATTATAGCTGGGTCAATAACTTCAGGTGCATGATCAATAAGAGGTATTTCAATTAACTCTGGATGTGGATCTAACACTGGTACATCTAATATAAAATGAGCGGGTTCAACGTGATTTTCTAATACAGGTAATTGTAATACAGGAACAGCCTCAACCACTTCTTCGTGAATGTGATTTGGAAGATAATAATCTTCGTCCGTGGGGTCAGTTCTTGATATAACAGCTCGTAAGTTTGCTCTGAAGTGATTAGCTATAGCAGTCCTAACTCTACATATAGGACATTGAATAACTAAATGATTATCACTTCTTTCGAACATAGCACTAGCACATCCCATACACACACCATGTTCCTCTATCCTACATGCACAAACAAATATAGTTCTTTTGTTTCGGGGTAAAGGAGGGTTGTGTAAATGGTTATGGTTGAGCCGTTCGTAACAAACAACGCACTCGATATCATCGGTATTAGTATGAGATCCGTTGTTTCCATTTAAGGAACTTCTTATTTTGTGAAGACAACGGAAAGAGAATTTGTTGGGTCTTCTTGTATGTATGTATAATAATAATAATTCGTATATATATCTTTTAACCCCCAACTTGCAACACCGGGTCTCGAGCGGATAGTATCCGCTTGTGCCACTTATAGTCACGAAGAAAGGGGGTGTCGCTTTGCCACTATTCTTGCGATATCGGGTCTCGAGTGAACTGCCACTAAAGTCACTTGTTCCACTTACAATCACGAAAAATAGGGTAAAAAATAAACAATAAACACCCAAAACAATTATTAATAATGTCATCCTTTTATCTGGAAGGTCAGCAGTAC